GCGGGGCAATACTTTGGCGAGCACAGAAACGACTTTGGGTTGCCGTAGAAGGCGCCCGACTTCAGCAGTCGCGACGCGTGCTCAAGCAGGCCCGGGTGATCTTCAGTGCCCACCAGTGCGGCGCGGGCATTGGGCACGTCGCCGGTGCCAACACGCTGGGCTGCAGCGGTCTTGCCGGTCTGCATCCCGACGATCTGCGCCGGTGCGGTGATGTTCAAGCCCATCGCGTGCTCGGCCAGCAGCTCGTACACACCAAGCTGCACGCTGTGGCCCTGGGTGATGGCGCGGCCATCTGCGCCAACAGCCTTGCCGCCGGTCTTCAGGTCGGCGATGCCCAACCCATCGGGGGTCAAGCGCACGCGGTCTGTTGTTCCCGTGAGGGCAATCCCAAGGTCTGGAAGCTCCAACTTTTCGCAGTACACCTCAACGCCAAGGTAGGACTGGCGCGGCGCGATGTCGGCGCAATACTTGGTGTGCAGGGCCAGGGCGATCCGTTCGGCGTCGCGCGGCGCGGTGTCCTCCCATTCGACGTCTTCTTCGGGATGATGGATCGCATCGACCAGCGCGCCAGCCGCGTCATCGGCCGACACCGGAGAGCCGCCGGGAAGGCGCGAAGCATCGAAGGCCGCGGTGCCGGCGTGGACAGCGGTGCCCAACTGTGCGGCAGCCGAGCGCGGGCCACGCAGGCCGTCGATGTGGATAGCGGAAAAGCGACTCGGACAATCGAAGAGGGTCGAGAGCGAGCTCGCCCGGATCATGAACAGTTCAGACATGGCGAGGGCCCTCATTGCGTGTCACCTTCGGGAACTCGGGCCATTCGGCCGAAAGTTCCAGTCGGTGATGAAGTTCAGTGTGATACCGGTGCGTGCAGATCAACAGGTTCGATGGCGCGTTGTTGGTCTTGTCGCCGTCGATGTGGTGAACGACTTCGGTGTCAGGGTGACCCCTTCCCAGCGAATGAAGAGGGCGCCCCAGCACTCGCTCAGCGATCACGATGTGCTCGTAGCGGCGAACACCCTTCGAGACCAAGATGCGCACGTAGCCATGGCTGCTCAGCCCTCGATTTCCGAGGGATCGCGCGGTCTGTCGGGCTCCGTTGGCCGCGATGTTGTGGCCGAGCAGGAACTTCAACGGCTGACCCTTGATCCAGCCCTTCGATGCATCGTTCGAGCGCGCCATCCGCGTAGGCTGGCCGCATCCGCATAGACACAGCCCGCTCACAGCGCCACCCCGCGTCGGTTGATCAGCCAGCACCGCACGGCGCGCCGAATGCGCTGCAGCAGGCCGACAGTGGCTGGGCGGGGCGTGAGGTGCGGGCCAGTCATCGCGCCGGTAGCCAGGAGCTGGTCCGGCAGCGACATGCGGGCGATCTCGCGCTCGCGCTGGCGGTAGTCGATGTGCGCTTCGGTGATCACAGCGCCTCCGCAAACAAGTCTTCTGTCTTCGCTGTAGCGGCAGCCAGATTTGCCACAGACTGCGCGTAGTAGCTCGCCTTCAGCTCCGCGCCAACAAACCTGCGGCCCATCTCAAGAGCGACATAGCCCTCGCTGCCGATACCCATGAATGGGCTCAGCACGATGTCGTTCGGGTTTGTCCACAGCATCACGCCGCGCCGGATCACGTCAAGCTGCAGCGGGCAAATGTGCCGCTCGTCGTCGTGCTCTCTGGCGCTGCGGAATTGCAGCGTGTCGGATGGGTTGATGTCCATCCATACAGGGCTCGCCACCTTCTGCCACAGGTCCACAGGGAACTCGACGCCGTGCGTGACGCGGTCTTCTTGCTCGCCTGGCGTGCGCACGGTAATGAGGTAGTCAGGGATACCCATGCGGCACATGGCGGCGTTCTCGCGCACGCTCTTGTGCAACAGGCCGAGGGCCTTGGTGCGCTGCATCGCGGTAACTGGGTCCTTCCAGATCGTGACCTTGGCATGGAAGATGAATCCGTGCCGCTGGAATGCCCTCAGCAGTTCCCCGGGAAAGTCCTTCAGACCGATCACTCCATCGCGCTCCTTGCTGCTGGGCATGTCCATGCAGTGAAAACTGATATTTCGGCCGGGCTTCATCACGCGGCGCAGCTCAGCAATCAGGAATTCGAAGTGGGCAAAAAACTCATCGTCATCGCGCACGTTTCCCATGTCGCGAGGGCTGTTGCTGTAGGTGTAGAGGCTTGCAAACGGAGGGCTGAAGATCGAATACCCGATGCTTGCATCAGGCAAGCCCTTGAGCACTTCGACGCAATCACCGTGGTAAGCGGCATAGCGGTCCGTGACGATTTGTTCAATGCAGTTCATGATGCGGCTTTCAAAAATGCGGGCACAGTCACTCGCTGGCCTGCGTTGTGGGTGTTCGTCATGCGCGTGGTGCCGGTCACTTCCCGCATCACCGCATCGCGCGTTTCTTGGCTCAAGCTTTCAGCCATGGCCGTGGCGTCGCGCTCTTTGCGCTTTAGGTTCGCAACCACGGCGCCTTCGCTGCTTGATGCGAAAACATGGATATGCACATCGCGCTTCTGGCCGAATCGCCAGCAGCGGCGCACGGATTGGTAGTACGCCTCAAATGAGTCCGTGACGCCAACAAATGCCATGCGCGCCGCGTGCTGCCAGTTGAGCCCGAATCCACAGATGCTGGGCTTACTGACCAGCACGCGGAATTTCCCAGCAGCAAAGTCGGCCAGGCGCAGTTCCTTCACTTCCACGCTGTCAGCGCCAGCGATCTGCACCGCGCCGTTGATGGCCTTGGTAAGGGCATCTCCTTCGGCATTAAGATCACACCAGACGACCCATGGCTCGCTGGCCTCGTCGTTCACGATGGCCGCGCAATCACGCACTCGATCTTCGACCGACATACGCCGAGCTTCACGTCGCTCACTGAGCGTTTGAGCTTCAGCCGGAAACAACATGCCGTTGAGAGGCATTTCAGTCCCGACCGTATGCTCGTGCAAATGCAGTGGCGGCAGCACATAGGCCGAGTCATCAAATCCAAGGTCTGACGGCTTGCGAACCATCGCGCCCCACGTGCTGACCCACTGCCAAAAGATATTCCGAGCGTGCCCCTTAAGGCGCCAGACACTCGTGTCTCCGCCGTCATGAGTGAAGTACTCGGCCAGCATTTCGGCGCGGGTGCAGACACCAAGAAACTCGGCGTGTGTCCCCAGCTCAGTCCAATCGTTGGGGGCCGGCGTAGCAGTTGCGCAAAGCTTGAATGGTGTATCTTTGAATGCTGTCAACAGCATGCGCAGCATCTTGGCGTCATGGTGCTTGATGCACGAAGACTCGTCCAGCACAACCCCGCCGAACAGCGACGGATCAAACTTGTGCATGCGGTCATAGTTCGTGATGTTGATTCCTGGCCCCACGTCCGAGGCTTCGCGGCATAGTTGGATTTCCACAGCCAACGAGGCCCCTTCCAGAACAGTTTGCGAGGCCACGGCGAGCGGGGCCAGGATCAACACTGGGCGCTTGGTGTGCTTGCGGACAGCATCAGCCCAAGCAATTTGAATACGAGACTTGCCAAGTCCGGTATCAGCAAAGATGGCGGCGCGGCCGCGGCGGATTGCCCACGATGTCAACGCAGACTGGTGATGGAACAGCGACCCCGGGACACTGAATCCAGTGCTGATTCCCGTAGGCGGGACGCGCGACAGCTTGCGCTCGATGTAGTCGGTGTAGATCACAGCGACCACCCATCGGCCATGCCGACTGCCAGTGACACGATGGCCACCAGGGCGAGGAAGCACACCAGCACCAGGGCCGCGCCATCACCCTGGGCCACCTCCTGCGAATGCAGCGCAGCCGCGCGCTGACCGATGGCCGCGAAGTCGGGGTGCCGGTTCATCGCTGCACCTCCACCAGGTTGCCGAAATCGTCCATCACGCAGGTGGCGGGGATTCCGGCCAGAGACGGCAGGCCTTCGATCAGATAGAGCGACACGGACCAGAAGCGCCGATCTGCGCAGCGGATCGCAAAGTGCGCGCCCATGCTGATGTTGTTTTCGCTGATCACCGCGACGCGCGACATCACAGTTCCCCTTCGGCAAACATCCGCTCCAAGCGCTTGATGCGCTCGGCATTGGCCTTGAGGTGTCGGCGGGTCAGCTCATCGCGGGCGGCCATGAAGTCGGCCGGTTCAGTGGCGGTCATCATTACGTGGAAGACCACCGCAGATTCGGCGTCCAGCAGGCGGCCCGGGATGCGCACAGCATGGTCGCTGTCCACTGCGGCGAAGCCCATGCACTCGGCGGCCAGGTCGTCGGTCCAGCCCTCAACGTGGGCCAGCACCGCCCGGGTTGCGCACTCGGCGTGCAGTTCGGTGACCTCGGGCGACAGGCTGGCCTCGTAGGCCTTGGCCGCTCCGCGCGCTACCGGGTTCTCAATCGCTGCTGCAAACATCTTGCTGCTCCATCGGGGTGTCGATGGGGTCAACTCTAAACGGCACGTTTATTTAAGTCAACAGAAAGTTGAGTGCATTTTGCAATCGGGCGAAAAAAAGCCCGCTGCTGCGGGCCTTGTCTGGTTTGGGGGCGTTACTACCTGCCTGGCTTGCTTTCCTGAACGCGGCGCTTGAGGTCTTCACACATGCGGTCAGCCAGCAGCCGCTGATTGCCGTTATCCGCCCCGAGCTTCATCTTCTCGCACATCTCGTCGGCCTTCTTCTCGCGGGCATAGAACTGGCTCGTCTCAGGCGAAGTAATGGCACCCACGGACCGTTTACTTGTCAGTTGACATAAACTAAACGAAACGTGTACCATGTGGCATGACCTCACCCGACAAAGCAATCATTGAACGCCTCGGCGGGGCGGCGCGAGTCGCTGAGCTGCTCGGGTATGACAAGGAAGCTGGCGGCACCCAGCGTGTGCACAACTGGACCACCCGGGGCATCCCGGCGGCAGTAAAGGTGGCGCATCCACGCCTCTTCATGCCCGAGCTGGTCGGCACCAATGCCGCCCCCGCAGTCGAAGCGCGGGCAGCCTGAGCGATGAGTCTCCCTGTGCCGCGCGCCAATTGCACGCCGAGCGTGAGAACCGCACGCTTCGCGAAGAAAACGCCGCGCTGCGCCGCGTGCTGATGGGAGCAACAGCATGAACACCACATTCCCGCCCGGCTTCGTGGCTCGGCTCACCAGCATGGACGACCCGATGTCGATGCTGTCCGTCATGGCCAAGCGCCGCATCCGAATCCGGCAGGCGCTGCGTCTCAACGGCCCGATGAGCGCGAACGAGCTTGAGGCCGCCTGCGGCGCCAACAAGTCGAAGGGCGACACGATTGCCGACGTGACGAACAAGACGCTCGCCTCGCTGGTGGCCGATAGCCAGGTGTACCAACTGGCCAGCACCTCGCGCCACAAGCGCTATGCGCTGACAGCTTTAGGGATGGCCCACGCATGAACCTGCAACACGACCTTCTGGGCGGCCCGCCCGTGCCGCTGCAGAACCTGCGGCCCATCGCGCGGCCCACAGCCCGGCGCAGTGACCCGGGCACCAGCCATGCAGCAGCCGACCAGGCGCGCGAGCTGACCAAGCGCCACAACGCCATCATCATCCACTGCCTACAGATGCACGGCCCGTTGGGCAAGGACGGGATCGCCGCGCGCACGAAGCTGGAAGGCGTTCAGGTGTGCCGGCGCTTGTCCGAGCTGAAGGCGCTGCACATGATCAAGCCCACCGGCAAGAAGGTGTGCAGCACGGCAGGCCGGGCCGAGCGTGAATGGGCGGTGGTCTGATGGCTCGCATTCGCACGATCAAGCCCGAGTTCTTCACGAGCGAGGACATCGTTGGACTGTCCCCACTCGCTCGCCTGCTTTATATCGCGCTCTGGTGCGAGGCCGATCGAGAAGGTCGCATGGTATGGAAGCCCAAGACCTTCAAGCTGCGCTATCTGCCTGCCGACAACTGCAACGCCGACGATCTGTGCGAGGAGCTGATCGCGGCTGGTTTGGTGGTCCCATACGGCGACGGATTCGCCTACATCCCGAGCTTCGCGCGCCACCAGCACCTGAACCCACGCGAGAGCGTCTCGTCACTGCCAGACCCTGACGCGAAGGTGGCGCGCAAAGCACGCGTGGGGCACGCGTCGCAACGCGTCGATGACGCGTCAGCACGCGTTGGGCACGCGCAGGGAGGAAGGGAAGGGAAGGGAAAGGAAGGAGAAATACAAACCCCCCTATCCCCTGACGGGGATAGTCCCCCCCCGCCGAAATCGTCAGCCGCTCGCGTTCCGAAGTGCCCGGATGGCGTCGACGCTCAGGTGTGGGCCGATTGGCTCGCTCTGCGGAAGTCAAAGCGAGCGCCGGTCACGGAGACCGTGCTGCAGGGCGCGATGTCTGAGGCGCAGAAGGCGGGAATGTCGCTCGATGAATTTCTGCGGGTCTGGTGCTCGCGTGGCTCGCAGGGCCTGCAGGCGGCGTGGCTGCAGCGCGACGAGAAGGTGGCGGCCCGAGCGCCGCCCGTTCGGCCGCTGACCCCTGGGGAGGCGCGAATGCTCGAAGCCTGCCCATCGCTCGTCTCCGCTGGCGTTCGACAACGCGCCGCAGCCCATCAATCTCAACCGCTGGAGATCATCAATGCCGAAGCGCCCACCGCTGCCAGACGCCTGGGTTGAAAAGCTTTTCGCACGGCTTGCCGTGGTCTACGGCCACGCCTTTCTCGGCCGCTGGTCTGGCCTGGACCTGGATGCCGTCAAGCAGTCCTGGGCTAAGGAGCTGGCCGGCTTCCTGAGCCATCCCGAAGCCCTGGCGGCTGGGCTCGAAAAGATGCCATCCGGCGAGCCGCCGACCGTGCTGCAGTTCCGCGATCTGTGCCGCGAGTCCCTGCGCGATGAGCGCCAGCCCGCACCGCCTGCGCTGCCAGCCCCGAAGGCTGACCCGCAGAAGGTGGCCGCATTGGTGGCGAAGGTGGACCGCTCCGCAGTGCTGAACCCGAAGGCCTGGGCCTGGGCACTGAAGGCACGCGAGGAAGGCGAGAAGGCGCACCAGCCCGACAGCCGGCACCGCCTGACGCCATACCAGCGCGAGGCCTGGCGCACCGCGCTTCGCAGCGAGTTGGAGCAAGGGAAGGTGGCCGCATGACCGCGCCGAAGCCGCACGGCCGGACTCGAATCGTGCTCGACCTGCGACAAATCTACGGACGCTGCACTGAAGACGGCGACTGCCTGCTGTGGGGCCACGCCACAAGCGCAAGCGGTATCCCCTACGCGCAGCACAACGGCGCCACGGCGAACGTTCGGCGCCTGACGTGGACGCTGCAGCACGGGATGCCGATCAGGCATCAACAGCAGATCACGGCGACGTGTGGCAACCCGCGATGCCTATCGCCGGACCACCTGCGTGCCAAGTCCGTGGCTGAGGTTCACCAAGCCATGGCCGCCATGGGCCGCTACACGTCGCCGGTGTCGTCCACAAAGAAGGCCATTGGCCGGCGCAAAAACTCGAAGTGGACCATTGATGACATCCGCGCCATCCGCTCCGATGATCGGCCGGCCAAGGTGGTCGCCGATGAGCACGGGATGAGCAAGAAGTATTGCCTTCAGATCAAGGCGGGGAAGGCCTGGCGGGAGCTGGAAAACAGCGTCTTCGGGGCTGTGCGATGAGCGCCGATGTCGTCGGCCTCGACGCCGCCCTGATGACCCGCCACATCGCCAACCTGCGCCGGATCGGCGTGCGCGCCATGCGACAGGACTACCTCGCCAGCGTGGAGCGCGCAGACGGCAAGGAATTTGCCGACAAGCTGCGTGCGGCATTCGTCGCCGATTGGGAGCGCCGCCAAGTTGCCGAGCGCGCGGAAGGGATCGAATGACAGAAACCAGAACCATCACATTCCGCGTGTTCAGGAACCCAAGCGGCGAGCCCACGTGCTGCGCCGATGCACTGACGGGCGCTCACTGCAAGTTTCTTGGCTCCAAAGAATTTGGCCTCGTTCCGGTCTGCATGGCAGTCGGCGAAGATTTGCACCGAGCTAGCGATGCTGGGTGGCTTGTGCCCAACGATGACTGCCCGATGTGGGCCGGACGGCCATGACCGGGCACATCATCATCGGCATCGACCCGGGCGTGAAGACCGGATTCGCCGAGCTGGACACACAGACCTGCAAGCTGCGCGACGTGCAGTCGATGGCCATTCACCTGGCCATGGGCGCAGTTGAAGGAACACACCGCAGCGGCGCGCTGAAGATGGTGGTGTTCGAGGACGCGCGCCTTCGCACCTGGTTCGGCAGCAAGGGGCCAGAAGCGCGGCAGGGCGCCGGCAGCATCAAGCGCGATTGCTCGATCTGGGCCGACTTCCTGGCCGACCTCGGGTGCCCAACGCTTGCACTCAAGCCGCAAGCTGGCATGACCAAGTGGAGCGCTGCTGCCTTCGCAAACATGACAGGTTGGGTCGGCAAGACGAACGAGCACGGGCGCGATGCGGCGTGCCTGATCTGGGGGCGCAAGTGACGCCGAAAAAGCTGCGATTCGTTGACGAGTTCGTCGTTGACCTGAACGCGACACAGGCGGCAATCCGGGCTGGGTTCAGTGCGAAGACGGCGCGGGCTGCTGGCTGCAGGCTGTTGACGGAAGTTGACGTTCAAGAGGCCATCGCAGCCAAGAAGGCGGCGCGCTCAGAGGCCACCGGGATCGACGCCGCCTGGGTGCTGAAGACGCTGCACGCCGAGAAGACCGCCGACCTCGCGGACCTGTACGACGAGCACGGCAACCTGCGGCCAATCCACCAGTGGCCCGAGGTCTGGCAGCGCGGCCCTGTGGTTGGCATCGAGTCGTTTGAGGAATACAGCTATCAGGACGGCGCCAAGGTTCCCATCGGCATGGTACGCAAGGTGAAGTTCAGCGACCGAACGCGGCACCTTGAGCTGATTGGGAAGCACACCGACGTGCAGGCGTTCCGCGAGAAGGTGGAGCTGACCGGGAAGAACGGCGGGCCGGTGCAGACCGCTGCCGTGCAGTTCTACCTTCCGAGCAATGGCCGCTGAAGATCAGGTTCGACGCATTGGCCCGCAGCCAGGGCCACAGGAGGCATTCAGCGCGTCGTCGGCCGACATCGCGATCTATGGCGGCGCGGCGGGAGGCGGCAAGTCCTGGGGCCTGCTGCTTGAGCCGCTGCGCCATGTCACTTCGAACACCGACTTTGCCGCCGTCTTCTTCCGGCGCAACACCACCCAGGTGCGCAACCCGGGCGGCCTTTGGGATGAAAGCTCGAAGCTATACCCGCTGGCTGGCGCTGAGCCAATCTCGCACACGCTCGAATGGAAGTGGCCAGGCGGTGGGCGCGTCAAGTTCTCGCACCTTGAGCACGAGAAGACGGTCTACGACTGGCAGGGCGCACAGATCCCGCTGATCTGTTTCGACGAGCTGACCCACTTCACGAAAGCGCAGTTCTTCTACCTGCTCAGCCGCAACCGATCGATGTGCGGCGTGAAGCCCTACATCCGCGCCACCTGCAATCCCGATGCCGATTCATGGGTTGCCGAGTTCATCGCCTGGTGGATCGACCAGGAGACCGGGCTGCCGATCCCCGAGCGGTCGGGTGTGCTGCGCTACTTCGTGCGTATCAACGATGCGATCTTGTGGGCCGACTCGCGCGAAGAGCTGGCCGAGAAGTATGGCCGGCCCGACCTGCCCGCCGATCACGATGACCAGGTGCGGCCCAAGTCGGTCACGTTCATTGCTGCCAAGCTGAGCGACAACCAGGCGCTGATGAAGGCCGACCCCGACTATCGGGGAAACCTGATGGCGCAGTCTGCAGTCGAGCGGGCGCGCCTTCTCGATGGCAACTGGAAGATTCGGCCAGCCGCGGGCATGTACTTCAAGAGGCACTGGTGCCGCATCATCGAATCGGCCCCGCCGGGGCTCGAAGAGGTCAGGTTTTGGGACTTGGCGGCCACGAAGAAGACCGACCTCAACGACCCCGACTGGACTGTCGGCGTGCGAATGGGTGTTGCGCGAGATTCCGATCGCAAGGTGACGCGCGTGGTGATCTCCGATGCGCGGCGTCTTCGCGAGGGGCCGCTTGAGGTTGAGCGGGCGATGAAGAACACGGCAATCGCAGATGGCAAGCGCGTGCGCGTCGGGTTCTTCAAAGACCCCGCCCAGGCAGGCAAGGCGCAGGCCGAAAGCCTGGTGCGGATGCTGGCCGGGTGGAACGTGAAGGCGCACGCCATCGGCGGCGACAAGGTCACGCTCTTCGGCCCGTTCTCCGCTCAGTGCGAGGCCGGCATCGTCGAGTTTGTGCGCGGATCATGGAATGAAGATGTCTTCACCGTGCTCGAAGGGTTCCCCGATTCAGCCCACGATGATGATGCCGACGCCTGCAGCGGGGGGTTCAATGCCTTGATGTCTCCACTGGCCGCCTATTCCTCAGTTGCAACACCCAGCCTATGACACCACCCATCGACCACAAGTCGGGCGCCAGCCCGCTGCAATGGTTCCTCGCCGAGGTCGACCGCGTTCCTGCGGGCCAGCTCACCGGCGCGAAGGTGCGCGAGCTGCTGCGGGCGATGGCCGGGCGGCGCATCGTGGTGTCAGGGGCTGAGCTCGACCGGCTCGACCGGCTGCAGCAGGCCGCGGCGATGCTGGCCAATGGGCTGCCGGTTGCCGAGGTGCGCGCGCGTCTGCCGGCCCGGGTTGGCGTGGGCAAGCGCACCGCCGAGCGCCTGGTCACCCAGCTGCTGCGCTCGCGGGGCAATCGATGACCAGTATCGAGCTTGTCATCCTGGCGGCAGAGCGCCGGGCGAACGCCGCAGCCACCGCAGTGCAGGCGGCCATCGAGGCGCAGGCGCAGGCCGCGTTCTTGGCCATGTGGCAGGCCCTGGTGAACGACCCCACGATGTCACCACGCGAGGCCATCGCGGCAGCGCAGGCAAAGTTCTCTGGCGAGTTCACCGCCGAGCTGGCCAAGGCCTTCGGCGAGCTGCTGCAGGCGTCCATCGGCACCGCTCAGGTGCTGGCCATGCCAGTCGGCGAGATCACGCTATCTGCGCGGCTCTACGCCCACGCGCAGCAGGTGACAAACGAGGTGGCCGCCCTGGTGCGCGAGCACGCGAAGGGCATCACCCAGGCGCGCGAGCTGTCCCGACGCCTGTACGACGGCTACAACCCCGCCGATGGCATCCAGCGGCCATTGGAGGGCACAGCACGGGGCGAGCTGCCGCAGGCCCTGCGCACGCTGACTGAGGACATGCCCGCGCGGCGCCAGTTGACCGCGCTGCAGGTCGCCGGACAGCAGCAGGCGGCCCGGCTGAAGTCGCGGGCGCTGCGCGCGGCTTACCTCGAAGCCTTCGATGCATGGGAGAAGGGCGCCGGCCTCGAAGCGCTGCGCAAGCGGCTCGATGTGGCCCAGCGAGAGAAAAATCGATTCCTGGCCGATCGAATCGCACAGACCGAGCTGTCGCGCGCGCATCAGACCGAGGTGGCCGGCCTGCTGATGGACGACACCGAGACCACGGTTGTGCAGGTGCGGATGAACCCCGCGCACCCGCGCACCGACATCTGCGACCTGCACGCCCGAGCGGACCTGTGGGGCCTGGGGCCGGGCAACTACCCGAAGGCCGAGGCTCCGGTGCCGCCATTCCATCCGTTCTGCTGGTGCAGGTTGCGGTCCATGCCGTCGCTCAGTGCAGCGAACGCACAGCGCGCGCAAGGTGGAGAGGCCGCGTACTTGCGCAAGGTCGGCAAAGAGGCGGCAGGGCAGGTGATGGGCGCCATGGGGCGGGCGCAGCGGGTGCTTGACGGAGAGCCGGCGCGCAAGGTTGCGGATGCAGGGAAGCCGAAGGCCTACATGACGCGGACGGTTGGCGAGGTGCCATCGCATCCGCTGATCAACCCTCGACCACGCCCCTGATGGCCATCAGCTTGTAGCCGTCGATACGGTCCTCGTCGGCGATGGTCTCCAGGTACTCGAAGGTGTAGTCGGCACCCGTGTAGGCAGATTCGAGCAGCAGCGCCTCAAGAGCGAAGGTCTGCGCGTAGAGCGCCTCCAATCCGGCGGCGAACTCGTGCACCGGCTTGCCGAAGTACACCAGCACCTCGACGCGGCGCCGTCCCATGTAGGCGGAAAGCTTCGCCTTGCTGGGCACGATGCGGACCATCGGGTAATCGGCCGCGGTCATGTTGGACTCGATGCCGATTCGGCATGTGACAACGCCGGCGACCTGTGCCAGACGGTCACAAAGCGCGATCAGCGGGGTCATCGCATTGGTGGTGCTCATGCGCGGTGAATCTCCACGGTGAAGTAACCGCCCGAGGCCCCCTGCGGCGCGCTCGCGGTGTTCGCCGCGTCCACTGCGGTCTGCGCCTGCCGGGCCAGCACCAGCACCTGTTCGAACTCTTTGCGGTAGGCGGACAGCTTGGCCGCGAAGGTGTCGTCCGGCGCCTTCTGACACTCCAGGCAGGTGATCACGTAGGCGCGCAGGATGACCAGGCGCGTGACCCATGCCGCCGGAAGCGTGCCAAACACATCGACGTCGCTGATCGCCTGGGCCTCGCGGGCCTCGTTCACCAG